CATTACATTGAATTGGTCTGGAATCAAGAAGTTCATAATCTTTATTCTGCTAAGGTAATTTTTGAGAAGTTTCTTGCCGAAGGTCAAGAAGGTACTATTCTAAAATCTAAAACAGGTATTTGGGAAGATAAACGATCCAAAGAACAAATTAAATTCAAAGGTGAATTGGAATGTGAACTGGTTGTTGTCGATTGGGAAGAAGGTACCGGTAAAAATAAAGGCAGGCTCGGCGCATTGGTGTGTGAATCAAGCGACAGTGTTATTCGTGTTAATGTTGGCTCAGGTTATTCCGATGAACAACGTGAAGAATATACTCATAGTAAAGTAATAGGAAAAATTGTCACTGTCAAATATAATGCTCGTATTAAAGATAAATCTGGAGTTGAGAGTTTGTTCTTGCCCGTGTTTATTGAATTACGTGAAGACAAGGATGTTGCAGATAGCAGCAAAAAAGTAAAATGATTAATAAAATATTCGTAGATATGGATGGAGTTCTTGCAGACTTCGATTCTAGATTTGTAGAATTGTTTGGTCATCCTCCAAGTGAATCTCGTAATAAATTTGGACAACACTGGCGCACACTTGTTGACGATAAACACTTTGAAAACTTTGACCTGCACGAAGGTGCTACGGAATTAGTTGAATTTCTAAATTCCGTTAAACATAGAGCAGATATTGCAATTTTATCTTCAAGTGGCGGATTTAAAGATCATGCATCCGTTCAATCTCAAAAGATTAAATGGTTATGTAAAAATAACATTGTTTTTCCTGCAATTATTGTTCCTGGTCGTTGGTATAAAAAAGGATTCGCAAGTATTACATCTTTTTTAATTGATGATACTAAAGATGTTTGTGAAGATTTTGAGTTTGCGGGTGGGCTTGTATCTTTACACACTAATGCAAAAGAAACAATTGATAAGCTTAAAGTATGGCTTAATTTATAAATACTAGATGAATGCTAAGATCTATAGATTTCCAGAGAAAAGAGCTTTATTTAAAGGTTACAAAATTCCTTTGTATACTGAGGAAGAGATACTTGTAACGGTAATGGCATTAAATGTATTCTCAGAATTGCCAGAAAAAGTTACAGAAAATACGTTAGAAAATTACGATCCGTTGACAGTTATCAAGGCTTTGGTAGAGGCAAAATCCTCTACCATTTTTTCTAGTAAGACACGATTAACTATTAATGGGATACTTAAATCTATAGAATCATTATGAATATTTTTTACCTTGACCACGATGTGTACAAGTGTGCGGAAATGCACAACAATAAACACACCGTTAAAATGATACTTGAATATGCTCAACTACTTTCTACTGCTCATCGTTTTCTTGATGGTACTCTCATTGATGGCTACAGTAAAACTGGTCGCAAACAAAAAAGATATGTACTTTCTAGTGACCTTGATTCTGTTTTCTATGCTTCTACACATATCAATCATCCTTCAGCAATTTGGGTAAGACAATCACCTGAGAATTATCTTTGGTTGGCTAATATGTTGCTCGCATTGTGTGAAGAATATACATATCGGTACGGCAAAACACATAAAGTAGAGCGAGTTGGTCTTTGCTATGCTTTACTTAAAAACATTCCTAAAAATATCGGAAATAAAGGTTGGTCTGAACCAACGCCTGCTATGCCTGATAAATATAAGGTAATTAATGATTCTATACAATCATATATAAATTATTACCTAGGTGATAAACAACATTTAGGTAATTGGAAAAATCGAAATATACCATCTTGGTATGTAACTACTTGAAAGGTAATTATGACAACAGACTCACATCGTGTACCAGTTGAACAAGGTTTCACAGACGCCCGCGGTACAATTCTTCCCCTAACACACGGCGATGCTAATGTCCAAATGATTTGGTCTAAGGCAGGAGCCCTTCGTGCTAACCATTATCACAAGACAGATACTCATACTTGTTATTTAGTAACAGGTGAAATGATGTTCTATTGGCGCAATCATGGTGAAACAACAATTCATCGCGAACATTTTAAACAAGGCGATATGTTTAAGACTGGTCCAATGATCGATCATGAAATGGTCTTTGAAACTGATTCTATTATGGTAGTTATTTCAGAACACAAACGTGATGCTGATACATACGACCAAGACATTGTAAAAATTGATCCTCTTCACGAACAATATGTTAACGTATGATAAGTGCCGATGTTGCGGCAATGAAGATTTAAAAACTTGGTTATCCATGCCACATTCGCCTGTGGCAAATGCTTTGTTCTCTGAACCAAACCATAATAGATATCCATTGGATTTAAATTACTGTTCTGAATGTGGTCATCTACAATTAGCAGGTGCACCCGACCCCGACGGAGTATTTGAAACATACAAATATAAATCGGGTGTGTCTAAATCTTTTAGAAACCACTTTAAAAAATATGCGTTTGATGTAACCAACCTTGTAGGATATGGCAAAAACTCTAAATTACTAGAGATAGGTAGCAATGATGGATTCTTGTTAGAAGAATTTAAAAATATGCACTTCGAAGTAATGGGAGTTGAACCATCTGAGTTTTTAAGAGAAGAACATAACAAACGAGGAGTACCTGTTGTTACAGATTTCTTTGGCGTAAACTTAGTTAAAAAGTATGCCTGGGAAAATATGTATGACGTGGTATGTGCTAACAATGTACTTGCTCACATTCCCGACACCTTGGATGTAGTTAACGGCATTGCCCTTGCTCTAAGACCAGGTGGCGCTTTAGTCGTAGAGTGTGGTGATCAATCAGGTATTGTATCTGGAGAATATCTAGACAACGTATACCATGAGCATATCGATTACTACACACCTTACTCCTTTAGTAAATTATTGGAAAGAGCTGGTTTAGTTGTAGATGAAGTTCTTAGTGTTCCTACACACGGCATAAGTTTTAGAATTGTTGCAAGAAAACGATTTGATACGAATGGTCTAAAATTTAATCCATTAGATATGACAGAAAAATTAGAAACTGTCATAGACCATATTGCTAAACGAGAAACAAGAATCAAATCTATGTTAGATGGTCGTCCTTTTATTGCATATGGTGCAGCAGCCAAAGCAGTAACATCTTTATATACATTAAATCTTGTAGACGAGAAACTAGTTTCAGTTGTAGATGATAATGAGTTAAAACAGGGATATTATTTCCCAGGAACTGATATCTTAATTGGCAGCCCCGATAGTATGGATAAAGATGCGCTTGTTTTAATTACGGCATGGAATGTGTTTGACGATATCAAGAAGAAACTTGTAGACAGAGGACATCGAGGAGAGATACTCTGTATTCAATAATTTATGGAACCGGCAAATGGGCAAGACTATTAGGCGATAAACTTAAATCGAATAATAGTCATCCCGTTTATATAGGCAGCGACGAATCCTTGGCAAATTACACCAGAGATAATACACCGTATACTATTACAGGGTATCCGGTGTATATTGCCTCATCGACCTCTTCACATCTATCGGATTTAGAACATTGTTTAGATATCCTCGCACCTAAAATAATTTTTATAGAAAAAGGGTTTGAGAATAATGAACAAAAACGAAAAGCCAAAGAATTAGTTAATAAAAAAAAGATACCTACCTATATTTTAAGTCAATATAGATTTTCTACGGTGTTAGAATACTTTAAATTGACTGCAGAATATCCCACTAGTATATCCTATCGATGGAGTATAGATAAGGGTGAGGCATCAGAATGGGGACATCATATAAATTCTATAGATAAGTATATAAAAAATACAGCAAATGACTTTTATATAGAAGACTGGGAAAGTTGTACTATAGATAAAATTTCTAGTTATGATATACACAAAGGCGTGTCTAGAAGGTTATATATAGATATAGAAACAGATAAAAATAACATTACAATTAGTTTAGGAAAAACAAATTCTATTCTAATTAAAAGTAAAGACGGAAAGTTTATCGGAGACCTGCATTATAATGATGAGGATTGTTTAGATAAACAAATTACGGAAATTATTAATAAATCATATAAGAAATTGGAAAGGTTGTGAAATGAAAATTTTAATTTTAGGATCGGATGGCTTTATTGGATATCATCTAAGCGAATCTATTTTAAAGGATCCGAGATTTGCTAATGCTGAGATTGTCGGTGTAGATTTGTATAACAATCGTACACATATGTTGCCGCAAGATAATAGATTGAAATTTTATCAATTTAATATCTTAAATGATACTACGACAGTAGATAAACTAATTGAAGAATGTGATGTGATATTGCCGTTTGTTGCTATCGCTACACCTAAGCTATATGTAGAACAACCATTGCGAGTATTTGAATTAGATTTTGAATCTAATCTTCGAGTGATTAAATTGGCACACAAACTAGGTAAGCGGGTAATCTTTCCTTCAACATCTGAAGTATATGGCAAGGGCGAGGCGCCATTTGATGAAGATACAACTGATCTAGTATATGGCCCAATTAAATATTCTCGATGGATTTATGCTTGCTCAAAACAATTATTGGATCGAGTAATTTTTGCAATGGATCAAAAAGAAAAATTTAGATTTACTTTGTTCAGACCCTTTAATTGGGTAGGTCCATACTTAGATACATTAGAAGGATCTAAAACTGGTTCTGCAAGATTGATTACTCAATTAATTGGAGATATTTTATACAAAGGCGAACTGACACTTGTAGATGGCGGAGAACAAAAGCGTTGTTTTACAGATGTTCGCGACGGCGTAGCTGCATTAAAAGAAATTCTTTTGAATGAAGATAAATCTAATGGCAAAATTTTTAACATAGGCAATCCTTTTGGAAATTTATCAATCAAACAAGTTTCAGAGTTGTTAGTTGAAAAAATGAAAACACGTAATCTTGTAACTAATGTGGACATTAAGATTAAGTCCAGCGGCGAATTCTACGGTGGAGGTTATCAGGATGTATCTAGCAGAGTTCCTAGTATACATAATATTGGTTATAATTTGGCCTGGGCTCCTCATTATACTTTTTCAGAATCTTTAGATAATATTTTAGATTCTCTTCCAAATACCGTAAAATAATACATTGTAATATATAATGTATCAGGAGTAATTAATGCCAATGTACGATTTAAAGTGTTCTCAATGCTCTACAGTATTTGAGGTCTTTTGCAAATATGACGATAAAGACAAACAAGAATGCCCATCCTGCAAATCTACAAACCACGAATCCCATCATAGTACTATGCAAATAGGAGACCCTGTGCGCTTGGGGGTACGAACTATTGACAATGGGTTTCGAGAAGTGTTATCTAGGATTGGTGCTGCCAATGGTAGGCAAGCCAATCTTACAGATAAATTGAGCCGACGCTAAAATAGATGATAATTTTTATTTCTCAATTCGAGGAGGATATTACCTAACAAGGTTGTCCTCCTATCGTTCCATTTAACGAGGGCATTCATGGCAAGAACTAAAACAAATCTTCAAACTCAATCTATTCAAAAACCTCAACTTACTATTGCTAATAATAAGTTGAAATTAAGATTAGATGACATGAAAACAATACAACCATTAACTGAAAATCAGAAAGGATTCTTTGACGCATACGACGAATCACAGATAATGTTATTACATGGTATTGCAGGAACAGGAAAAACATATATTGCATTATACCATGCCTTGGAAGAAGTTTTAGACAAATCAAGTAATTTTAATAAAGTTGTCATTGTAAGATCTGCGGTGCCCAGCAGAGATATAGGACATTTACCGGGAGACGAGAAAGAAAAGACAGAAGTTTATACAGAACCGTACATAGAAATTTGCGCAGACTTATTTGAGAGACCTGACGCATACCAAAGATTGTCAGAACAAAAAGCTGTTCAATTTTTAATAACATCTTTTGTACGAGGTATTACATTAAGTAATTCTATTATTATTGTAGATGAATGTCAGAATATGACAGACATGGAACTAAATTCAATAATGACAAGAGTCGGCGATAGGTCTAAAATCATATTCTGTGGTGATTTTAGACAAACAGACTTGTACAAAAAACATGATATGTCGGGTCTGAAAAAATTTATGGTCATAGCAGATATGATGCCAAATTTTAAAACATTTGAATTTGGTGTAGACGACATTGTTAGATCCGCTATAGTGAAGGAATATATATTAGCACGGTTGAAATATGAAACCATGTACGAATAATAACTATAGGGGAAAAATATGCAATTAACAGAAAAACAAGTATCAAGCTGCGTTTCGCAGAACAAAAATGTTCCGGCGCTAACAGCTGCACTAAATAAAGTATTGGAAAAATATGAAATCAACACCAAAGAACGGGTCGCAGGTTTCTTAGCACAATGCGGACACGAGTCTGCAGGATTTACTGTATTACAAGAAAATTTAAATTACGGAGCAAAAGGTCTTCGAGGTGTATTTGGTAAATACTTCCCCGATGATGCTACAGCCGCAAAGTATGAACGCAAACCAGAAATGATTGCTAACAGAGTTTACGGCGGCAGAATGGGTAACGGACCTGAAGCATCGGGCGACGGATATAAGTATCGTGGACGTGGTGCTATTCAATTAACAGGCCACGATAACTATGCCGCATTTGCAAAAGCAATTGGCAAGGATATGGATGAGACCATTAAGTATTTAGAAACAATAGATGGTGCCATTGAATCTGCTTGCTGGTTCTGGAAAAAGAATGGTCTTAATGAAATTGCTGATAAAAAGGATATATTGGCAATGACAAAAAGGATCAACGGTGGTACAATAGGTCTTGAAGACAGAACAAAACACTGGAACCACAATTTAGAAGTTTTATAAACAAAGGATATATTATGAACATTATGAATATGGATGTGAATACTTTTATCGACGCATGCGATCAAAAGCCTTCATTGGAAAACATTAGTCTTTATCGAAATCTCATTGTCGAAGAATTTTGGGAATTCAAAACAGGAGACGATAAGAATGATGACATTGAAAGGCTTGACGCATGTATGGATATGATCTGGGTTATTCTAGGTTATTGTCGAATGAAAGGTTTTGATGTAGATGGCGCGTGGGAAGAAGTTGCCCGCAGCAATCTAGCAAAAATTGATAGTACAACAGGTAAAGTTGTAAAAAACAGTGCAGGTAAAGTTATGAAGCCAGAAGGTTGGACACCGCCAGACTTAACAAAGTTTGTTTGATGTTTAATCATATACATCTAGAGCTACCAAAGCTCAAGCGGGTCACATCTGACGATGGTACTCGAGTTTATGAAACACCGACGGGTAAAAAATATCCGTCGGTTACTACTGTGACTGGTTTACTTAAAAAACGAGCAATTTTAGAATGGCGCAAAAAAGTAGGTGACGAAGAAGCAAATAGAATAGCTAGTACTGCTGCAAGACGTGGTACCAGGTTACATACATTATGCGAAAAACATTTACTAAATGAAAATGTTTCAGTAAATATGTTTGACCAGGAAATGTGGAATAGCGTAAAGCCGCATCTATCCGATATCAATAATATCTACGCATTGGAATCTTCTTTATACTCTAACCATCTTGAGGTAGCAGGTACTGTAGATTGCATTGCAGAATACAAAGGTAAACTATCAGTTATCGATTTTAAAACATCTCGGCGAGTAAAAACTAGAGATGATATTCATGATTACTTTATTCAATGTTCTGCGTATGCCGTAGCCTTTGAAGAAATGACAGGTAACCCTGTTTCTAGATTAGTTGTTATTATGGGTGTAGATAATGAACAACCATTAATATTCCAGGAACGGCGTGATGATTGGGTTTCTGAATTCAAAAAATTACGTGCGGAATATAAAAGAATAAAAGGTATATGAATAACTATTAGATAGATTAAATATTAAAAAGATATTATAATTAGTAATGGACAAGAAAAAAGAAATAGAAATATTAATTAAAACATTATCTTCAAACTCTTATATTATTAATTTTTTTGATAGGGTTATCACTGAAGATGTTTTATTAAAAAATTTATTTAAGATTGAGCAATCTGCTAAGATAACAGAGAATAAAATTCTATCCGACAGATTTGTACTACAATTTAATAAGACTAATGGTATTACATTAAAAGGAATACTAGATTTTTTTGAATATTATAATTTTCCAGTTGATAGAATCTCTGTAGCAAACGAATATTTTAATCGTATAGACTGTGATGTTATAATATTTGGTATAGAAGCGGATAATGAAAAAATTAGATGCAAACTTTATTTTGAATATTTTAATAAAAGTAAAATTTTAGGAATAAAATGGAATGATAGTAAATCTACAATTACGCATTACAATCAATTATCTGAAATTTCTTATAGTGACCTGGTAAAAAAATCTAATTTTAATATTGTACCAAAATTTATATTAGATAAAAGATCTGATATTATCGGTGTATACGACATTACTGAGGAACATAATGAAAAGAATGCTTTTGACATTATGTTTGACAACGGATCGATGTATTTAAAAGATTTGTCTAATGATGTACTAAGTATAACAAAAATAGATGTTAATTGTTTGTCTCATTTAAAATGGTTTAATCTAAGGCATTTTACTGGAGGAATAGAAAATAATAATAAATACTTTAATATATATTTTGTTGTGTATTGGAAAAGATAATATTGCTGTATGAAGCAAAGAGAAAAGTGTTCTGGACGGGGGTGCGAATCCCCCCAGGTCCACCAGAAGATATATTGTGATATGAACGCCAGTGGTGAGCGTCGGCCCTAACCGGGTGGAATAGCAGGTTCGAATCCTGTCCATATCAGGAATGACGATTCCAAGCAGTATATCTCCTAATGGGCCTGCATAGTTTCGACAGGGCAAAGAGTAACAGAGTGGACAGCACGGGAATGTGAAACCCGTAGGATTGAGGTAACTTTAGTCGCTATACCCATAGTGTAGAAAGACGAAGCTCGGTCGCAGAAGCAAAAAACGTAAACGCAAACGACGAACAGTTCGCATTGGCAGCCTAAACACTGCCTAGGGTTTCGGTTGGTTTCCTCGTAACAGAATAACCAACCTAATAAATATAAAATAACTATTAAAGTAAAAAAATGCCAATTCCCGCATCAGGTCCAATATTTTTAGGTCACGAACTTAAGGATGCAAACTATCCGAATAGTTCTATATCTAATTATACCAGAAATACTACTGCATCAGAATCTAGATTAGTTACCGCCACAGGCGATACCACAAATCCAAATCCATATGGTGGACTAGCGGTAGGAATAAATGATGACGATATTCGACGTTTGGCTGGTCCTAGTTTTGTAAATTCTGGCACTACAATAAGTTTTTTAGATTTTAGAGGAAAAGATTCCGTAAAGACTATATCGTATGAACCAACGTCAATCGTATATTTGTACAACATAAACTTAAGACAATACGGAATAGATAATGGATGGGATCAATATTCCACTTTAAAAGTTAAATTTAATCAAAATGTATACATACTATCTACAAATCGCGCAAATCCGGCAATATCAGTTAGAGGTAGTTTTCCAAAAGGCGTGATGCTTGATATTGGCGGAAAAGTAATAGGAAAAGGTGGCCGAGGTTCATCCAACAATAGCGGAGGGCATTTTTTAGGCGCTACTGATGGCGGTCACGCCATTGAAGTTAAAATAGATAAGGTTGGATCGTATCAACCAAAACTTGCTCTATATGTTCGTTCCGGTGCTGTCATAGGTGGCGGTGGGGGTGGCGGTGGATATGGAGGCATGGGGTGGGATTATCATTTTGGTTATGGAGGACCTCAGGGAGGTGGGTGTGGCGGCGGCGGTGCCGGATTTGGTGAAAGAGGGGTATATGGTAATTGCTCAAGAGGTCACATAGGAGATGCTAGCCCCGCAGGATTAGACACTCCAGGTGCTGGCGCCGGCGCTGGTAACGGCGGTGGCTATGGCGGCGACGCATGGGGCGGCGCCGGGGGGGCAGGTGGCGCATTAGGAGAGGACGGCGGGGTGGGTCAACACACATGGTTTGGTAACTATAATCAAGCAGGTGGATCTATATCAAATCCTGGGGCTTTTCTAGGTGGAGCTGGGCAGGCAGGCGGCGGCATTGCAGGATTGGCCCATGTTGAAGGTTCGATTAGCAGTTTTACTTCAGTTGCAGATACAACGTATTGGAGTTAATATGGCAACAAATTATCAATTAGCAAAAAGTACGTGGATCGGTTCA